CAGTATTAGCACTTGTTACTGCATTTTTATAATTATCACTAGCTCTTTTCATTGCATCAGCAGTATTCTTAAATTCTGCTATTTTAGCTTTCTCAACGCCTGTTATTACTTCAGCATTATCAAGATATTTTTGAGCTATATCACCCAATCCAGTATCTATAGTCTTAATTTGTTCAACTATATCTTGTTGAGTAGCTCTATCAAGTTCTGCATATGTATCTTTTACTATATCTACTACAGATTTTCCTGCCTCACTCCATTCATTTACAAGTTCAATAATTCCACCTATTGCATCTTGTAAAAATTTACTTTTTGCATCTGTTCTTTTATCTTCCAAATCTTCAAGTAAGTCAGATAAATCAGTATTTACAGTTTTATATACTGTTTCTACATATCTCACTAATTCATTACCATACTTACCACCAGTATTTAGGAAGTCATCAATATATTTTACAGTAGAATCATATGCTTCTTTACTTACTCCATTTATTTTTTCAAGTATCACATCTATATTGAATTTAGCTACCTGTTCATTTACCATAATTTGAACTTTATCAGCATCTTCGTCAAGCATATTCAATATATCACTAGCTAAATTCAGCATCTTATGACGTACAGTATCATCTAAAGTATTAACAGCTTCATTAGTAAGTTTTTCAGATATAGCCAAAATTGCTTTTGTATTATCAGAAGCAGCTTTATTTATATCATTAAATCTTGATTGTATTTCTTTCTGTAACACTGCTCCATATTTACCACCAGTGTTTATAAAATTATTGATATACTCATTTGCTGAATTAAAAGCAGATTCATCTATTTTTTTCATCTTTTCAAGTATTGATTCTATATTGAATTTTGCTACTTGCTCATCTACTATAGTCTGAACTTCTTTGGCATCTACATGAAGTTTACTCATTAAACTATCAGACAACTCTAACATTTTACGACGTACAGTATCATCTAAAGTGTTAGCAGCTTCCTCAGCAAGTTTTATAGATATGGCTATAACAGCATCAGCATTTTTAGAAGCAGTTTTTGAGGAATCTTCTGAAAACTTTTTCATACTAGCGTAAGCATCCGTCATGGAATTTAATAATACTCTAGTATACCCTCCATGTTCCTTCACTGAAATGTCAACAAACTGTTTCAGAATATCCCCTGTCTCTTTATCTAATTTATTAACAGCAGCAAGGGTATTATTAACCATTTTCTCTAATAATTCTTGTTCTTCTTTAGCCATTCTTATATCTGCATCTCTAGCTTCACTAGAAACATCTTTATATTTAATTAGTTCTTCCCTAGCTTTTCTCATTGCCTCCAATCTATTTTTATTTGCATCTTCTTCAATAATATTGCCTTTATTATAATCCTCATTTAATTTCCTAATAGATTCATCATAATTATCAGTAACTTTTTTAACATCTTCATCAATTTTTACCAAATCACTTCTACTTGTTATTACTCTATTAGTAGTTATTATTAAATCACTTAGTCTATGGTCTTGGTCTCCATATTTATCTATAATATTTTGCAGTGCTTTTACATAATCTTTTGCAGCATCTATTCTTAATTCATATGCTTCAGATTCATCGATTGTATTTTTCTTAACTTGGTCATTTATATTAGCTAATTGTTTTTGATATTCAGTATAGGCAGCAGATTCACCTTGTTCTTGTAGTAATAAACCATATTCTTTCTGTTTTACAATTAAATCATCAATAGTTTTCTGTATACTACCATTTGCATCACCATATGTTGCTTTATAACTTTTAATTTTATTTATCGTATCACCAATAGATTTATATATAGCAGTATTTCCTTCATATAAATCTTCCATACTTTTATTTGTGTCTTCATTAAATAAATTGATTTGGTTCTCAAGATTCTGAAGTAATGAATCTATATTAACATATCTATTTATTATATCACCTAAAGCATTAGATTGCTTTTTATACGAATTTATCCAATTTTCTATGGATTCTCTTTGTGTTTTATCTAGTTTATCATTAGTAACCAATAATGTTATTAAAGAATCTATAGCAGAATCATATGCTTTTTTTCTAGCTATGTTTGCTTCATTTTCAGCATCAGCAGATTTATTACTAATATCAAAATTTTCTTTAGCTGCTTCCAAATTATTATTAAGTGCTGTTGTGATTTCATCTATACTGGTTTTTATATCAGCTTTATCAATATTGGCTACAGTTTTCGATATTTCTTGTCTTATCGTTGTACCAAAAACAGCTAAAGTAGTATCTAAATCCTCACCAATAGTAGCCCAAGTAAATTTATTTGCCTTTACATCTTCATCAAGAAAACTATACAATAAATTTAATCGTTTATTATAATATTCCTTCTCTACAGCAGAAATATCTTGCCCAGTACTTTTTGCTAATTCAATCATAGCATCTCTTTCAGTATCAAGGTCTTTCAATCTTTGTCCTTGAGTCTTTGGCGGAGGTTCTTTAGGAGGTGGTAGTGTGATTGGTGGCTTCTTTTCCCCCAAAACTATACTATTATATAGTGCTATTACTTCTGCTTGGTCTTTTTTTAATTTCTCAAGTGAATTCCTCCAACCTTCTATATATGGATTTTGTTTTATTTCTTTTTCTGTCCTTCCTTTTGTAGCTCTATCTATTTCATTCTCCAAAGCAACAATACTTTCTGCATAATAATTTATTTCCTTAGAAAGAGATGCTAATGTATTAGCTTTTGCCTGTTTATCCGTAGCTTCAGCAACACCATTTATACTATCCTTTAGAGTATTATTGGCATCCGATAAATCTTTAGTGTTTTCAGTAAAGTCTGGATACAATTTATTTAATGCATCAGTAACTTTTGATAATCTATCCTGTTCATTCGCTGTTAAATTTGTTTTATCCTTCAAAGTATTGTATTCATCAATTAAAGCTTGATTAGCTGCTCCAGATTCTATTATTTCTTCAGTAAGGTCTGGATAAAGTCTCTGTAGTTCATATACAATTTCGCTCATCCGTTTTGTTTCAGCAGCAGTTCTATTAGTCTTCTCATACAATTTTTGATATTCTTCTGCCAAACTATCAGCTTTATTCCTATTTTCTTCAAGTTTAACAGATAAATTTTCCCATTGTGCTTCTTGTTCTCTTACATCAGCAGATTTCTTAAAAGCTACAATAGCCCCTGTTAATCCTACCACAGCAGCAGTTACAAGAGGTATTAAAGTAGTCCATGAAGCAAGTTTTCCTGCTGCCATTGCTGCTTGCAATGCTAAAATACCTTTTGTTAAGGCAGCTATACCCAATTCAATAGGCCCCAACAGTGCTAAAAATGCACCAAATACAACAACCCCTGTTTTAGTTGAATCACTTATATCATCAAGACTTTTTACAAATTTAGTCAAATCCCCAATTATTGTTTTTATTGTAGGCATCATTGCAGTGCCGAGACTTGAAGCAAGTTGGTCTATATTTGCTTTAAGTTGTTGACTCTGAAATGCAGCAGAAGTGCTATTTTCAGCAAAAGTCTTTAACGGAACTTGTGCAGCTTCAAGTATTAGTTTTAATGCAACTTCAGAAGTAGCTAATTGTAAAGCTGAACCAGTAAGTTTATCTTTACCTTGTGCTGCTAATTCATCATTTACTGCACTCTGTCGTATTGCTAATCCATAATTTCTTAAGTTTCTTGTGTTGCCCAATAGTGCCAAATCCAATGCTTTACTTACATCAACCATTGGCTTACCAGAATATGCAGAAATAGCAGCAGTTAACTGCACTACTGATTGTGCCATTTCCAATGCTCTTTCTCTTGTTGCCCCCATTGCAACAAAAGCGCTAGAAGCATCAGCTAAAAATGTTGTAGCTTGTTTACTTGTCAATCCATAAGCAGCTTGCATATCATACAATGCTTTTGTAGCTGCTGGCATCATTTCACTAAACAAAGCTTCATATTTTCTACTTGATACTTCCAATTTTTCTGCACTCTCAACAGCAGCTTTTCCAGCAGCCACTAATGGAGCAGTAACAGAAGCAGATAAAACAGCACCAAATTTTGCAGAGGTTTTAGCTAATTCATTCAGCATCTCATTGAGACTTTTGCTATTTTCTTTTAAGTAAGCAACCTTACCAGCAAGTTTATCATTCTGAACTTTTAGTTTCATTATTTCTTCATTATAAGGACTTACTCCGCTACTAAGCAATTCTAGTATTCTATCTTTATTATCTTTTATATGATTATTTAATCCTTGTAGAGTATTATCATAATCCTTACTTAAACTTTCAAGACGTTTTATATCTTCTGTTAAATCTTTATACTTAGCTTTTAATTCATCAATAGTAGGAACCATTGCAGCATATTTTTCTTTAGTTGCTGCTATATTCTCCTTTGCAGCTTCCTGTGCATTAGTTAAATCATAAAGTGCTTTTTCATATCCATTAACTTGTTTTGAAGTAGTTGCAATAGCATTTCTTAATTCTATTGATTGTCTCTGTAAATCCCGTGCTAATAATTCACCTTTTCCAAATGATTCACCTAAATCATCCCATGTTTTTCTATATGAAGCTATCTCAGATTTTGAACCAGCAATTTTATCCTTCATATCATTTACTGATTTAGTTGCTTCATTATAAATATTTATTACTTCATTTATTACTTTATCAGAATTTGCATATTCTATAATCAAATCTTGTATCTGTTTTTTTAATTCACTGTGTTGACTTCTTAATTGGGTTATTGCATGAACCTGCTTTTCAGTTTCTCCAATAAATTCATTCATTGGATTACTTGTATCTCTGTATGACTTTCCAATCTCGTCTATCTGTCTTTTTGCTGTTTCTACTTGTCTAGTGTATAAATCTAAATTATGTTTAGCACCTACATATGCAGCAGACATTGGAGAAACACCATTATTGATGAGTTCCTGCATTCTTTTTTGGGCTTCTGCCAAATACTTTTGTGTGTTTTCAAGTGATTTATATAAAACTGCCGCTTGTTCATTAAGTCCTTTTGTTGAATTAGCTATTGAACCAATGTCTTTTATAATAGAATCATGAAAACCAGAAAATACTTTTTCACTTTTATTTATAGATTCATCAAATTGAGAAGTCTGACCAAGTATCTGAACAATCATTTGACCTAAATAAGCACCACTCATTCTATATCTCCATACTTCTCAATCAATTTCTGTTTTAGTTCTGCTGCTTCTTGTTCTCTCTTCTCTTCAACTTCTTTTACAGTAGACAACCCTTGTTCCCTCATTTCATCACGTAAAGCTTTTAACTGTTCATATGACATATTACTTAATTTGCTTTCTGTAGAATCTGGAGTAGGATATTTTGTTTCCATACCCAAATTGTAGTACATAATAATCTGTCCTATGGACATTTCATTCAATAGATATTCCTTTGTTGCCCATGGATATAAAAGAGCCATTCCTATGAAAAGTGGGCCAAGATGGACTTTTCCGTCTCCCCCTTGGCCCCCTTTCAGTTTTTTCCATATTGCTCCACACCTGCATAAGACCTGATGAGTGCTTCTTTAATCAAACTTACAAAGGCGTTTATTTGAGGCATTTCAACATTTTCCCTGAACCACTTCTCACTGAGTTCTGGATTCTTGAAAGAAGCAAAGGTACTGCACAATTTTATGATAATATCCAATGCTTCTTTAGATGATTTCTCATCCTTCAATTTGTTTTCATCATATTCAGATAGTTTCCTTACTAATGAGTCTATTTCCCATGTTATTCCACAAGGAACGAAAGAAACATCTATCTGAACACCACCCAACTTTATTATCTTTTTAGGTGGTTTCAAAATATCCAAATCAACAATGCCTTCAGTTTCCTTATCCATTTACAAAGCACTCCTTTATTACAAGTCTCTTGTTATAGTATACAACTGAGTACCAGCAGAAAGTGAAGTATCCAATTTTGCAGTAATAGCAAATGGCATAACAGCAATCGGGTCTGTATCATTGTCAGATTTGAAAGTAATTTCAGGCCCACCATCCAAAGTAGCTTTGAATACTGTAAGAGTTGTATACTTTGTAGTTCCACTTACAATTCTCTTGTTGGTTATTCTGAATGCCATTGGGGTAATAACATTGTTACCACCAGCAACAACAGTGCTTACAGAAGAAGTAGCAGTTGCAGAAATAAGACCACCATTAATAGTAGACAGAACCGTAGCATTATACTCAATAAGTTCACCAGTAATTTGTGCAACTTCGGTAGCAACACCTTCAATAGGGTCAGGTGCATTACCAGCCTGTACACTATATTTTGTAGGAACATGCTTAAAGCTATTCACAATACCAGCACCAAGGTTAGTCCATGCTGAAGATGCAGCAGAAGTACCATAAGGTGCCGTCTCAATTTTGCAGTTACCTATAATTAGGTTTGCAACACTCACACTAGAATTTTGATAAATAGGCATATATATCTCCTTATAAAATAATTAACTAACAGTATCTACTGAATAAACCAGTAGAACATCAACTGGAGCATTGAAACAATCAGTTTCAGGAATAATACCAGTATCTCGTACTACAGACATTCGCTCTGCAACAAAAGTTGACGCTATTCCTATACATCCTGTTCCACATGTTCCACCAAACAATTTTGATACTTCATCCGCTAAATCCCTTGCTGTTGCAGCATTAGCTGCCCTACAGTTTACAGAATAAATTGGATGACACAATCCATTACTTCTAGCTCCTCCAGGGAGCTGATAATACGTAATAAAAGGTAATAATGAAGATAAAGAACTAGTTTGTGGAGCTACTCCATGATATATCCTTGTACTGCAAATAGTTGTTATTGCAGTACACTGATTCATGAGATAACCTACAAACTGATAATCCTTCATCTTTTATTTCCCCATATAATCAGCAAAAACATTCTTTCCATTAACTTCTACAATCTCACTGAACTTACCAAAAGTTTCATCAAAAGCTGGTCGTAAGAATGGCTGTGCAGCATCTTTGTAAGTTCCATATTCCATGTAAAAATTATACCGTACAGCAGTTCCTATATCAGCTTCAGTTTCAATTTCTGGTGGTGTTATTGGTTCAAAATGCTCAACATTGTATCCCCGTGGAGGATTCATTCTTCTATACTTTTCAGGTGATTCAAGTTCAGTTCCTTTATTCTTCATCTGTACATTGATTGAAGCTGCAAGATATCCATATCGTTTCGGGCAATATTCTTTTGCTCTGGAATTTACTTCCATAGCTAAATCCCACACACTGCCTTCAACAACCTTTCTGGCTAAAGATTTAATCTCATCACCATTCCAGTTTGTACGAATACTTGCAAAATTAAATTCTTTGTTATCCATCATATAGCTTGCCTCAATCCCACCACGGTAATTTCTCCATACCCCATAACATCATCAGGAATACCTATAATCGTATATGTTTTCCCTCCATGAGTTACTTGCACATCATTAGAAGTAAAAGTATAACTCGAAGGTTTCATTACTAAAACATGAGTGGTTTCCTGCACCATTTTATCAGAAAGATATTTTCTACCACCCGTTCCAGATTGATAAATAACTCCTACTACTGTCGTTGCGGTTGTAGTTTCTGTAAACCCGCCCATTCCATCGTATGTTTGTGATTTTCTTATTATCTGTATATCTTTCATTGTTAGTAAATCATCAATCATACTAATAGAACCTCGCTATAGTATATTTCTCTAAAGCACCAGTTATTTCTATAGGATATCCATAATCATCTAACCCAGTTTCTGTATATGTTTCACTAAAAGGCCCCAAAGAATGAGAACGAATCCCTACTCTTTTAGGTCTTATGTCATAATCGTATGCTATCATCTTGCAAGCTATTTTGCTTAATTCTTGAGGCCATTTTACTAAAGATATAAGTATTGGTCTATCTGATGGTTCATTATATAATGTGCAGTCTTCAAGCTCCAATACATTCTTAGTAACATTTTTTAATGTATAATATCCATCATTCAGATAACTTCCATAGACATAAATATCAAATCCTTTAATAAAACCCTCTATTATGAAATCGACATCATTGCAAGTAATAGTTTTCAATGCTGGGTCAAAAGTTACATAATCCTGTAAATCAATATCAGTTGTAAAATAATTGTTAGTTCTCATTACTATAGCCATTTGTACATCTTCTATAAGATGATTATTTATTATTGTTTGAGCAGAACAGCTTATAGAAGTGTACAAAGTTACCGCAGTAGCAGTAGTTATTGGCATTATTTTAACTCCATATTATTTCGGATTAAGGACAGTAAATGGATTCATTACTGCATATACATAGCATGTAGCAGTAGAAGTAATATCCAAATTCAAATAACCATTTTTATTCTTAAACCTAGCAGACTCAAGTTTTTTACCACCAATTACTTTTGTAGTAGCTGAAGCTATAGTAACACTAGCAGCATCACCAATGCACACTTCTGAATAATCAACACCAGCTTTCACTGTTACTGTACAAGAAGCAGAAGTAGCATAATTCTCAATAATCACAAACAAATTTTCAAAATTTAATGAACTCTGTGCTGTGGTAGGAGCAACTATAATAGAACCCGTGCTTCCGCCAGTATCAGTTTTAGTAATTTCAGCCCCAGATAGAGAAACACTTACTGGATTTATTGTTTTCGTTCCCATAATTTACCTCCGATTATTCAGAACCTTCTTTAAGATACAGTGTGCAAAGTGCTTCAGGTCTTACAACTTTAGCACCATACAGATACAGTCCCTTCACACCCTGATCAAAATAACTCTCACGTTTTACTGCTTCAATCTTACTAATCTGTCCAGCATAAGCAATAGCAGTATTATTGAAAGCCATAATAGCAGAAACACCAGTTGCAGCTTCAGCAACATTGTTAGATACAATGACTCTGAATCCAAGAGCATCACCAATATAACCACTAGTCATTGCACCATCATCAAATACTTTAGGTACAGCAGTAGCAGAAACACCACCAATTTCAGCAAGAAGCAGTTTCTGATGGAACCAAGGCGGAACAACAATAAATCTATTAGCTTGTGGTACATTATGTTCTGACATATATCTTGATGCAAAAGAAAGTACTTTAATAACACTTCCAGAAGTTACAGTAACAGCAGTAGTTACAGAACCCATATTTGCAGTATTGGTTATTCCAGCATCCTTATAGAATGAAGCAATATACTGATCAACTACATCTGCAATTTCATAAGCAGCTTCAGTCATTGCAGCATTCATAATCTTTGGATTCATCTGTGCAGTATCAATATCATCAATTGTAAAAGAGAAACTCTTTGCTTGGTCAATAGTTAAAATCTTCTGTGCACTATCTAGTTTCTGCCAAGTAATGGCTTCATATTTTGTATAATCATTTACTGAAATTTTACCAATCTCATTGATTTTTACAGAATCACCTACATTTCTAATTTCACCCTCATATTGCCTATCAACTAATGAAGCAAACACAAGAGCTTTCTGAAGTCTAACAAAAAGTTTAGAACTCCATATTGTCGGTATAAAATTTTCTAGACCCATATTTATCTCCTTAAATTTTTAATTATACTTTACCAAGAGCTTTATCAAGCTCACCAGCCATTTCCATCTCAATCATTTCTTTCTCCGAAAGTTTAGATAAATCAACTTTATTAGTAGATTTTATCTCATTTCCTGCTCCAGGCTTATAACCACTTGCAAGAAGTTCATTTACTTTCGCAGTTTTTGCATTTTCTATTTCAGTTTTGAAATTGCGAATATATAAATTCGCTTGTTCTACACTTGTAAATGGAATATTATCAATAAAATCTAAACTGACTCCCTCCTTAAATGCCAAATCTTTAATCTGACTTTTAAGTCTCTCCATCTCTTGTTCTTCTTTCATTCTCCTCATATTCTCTTCAAGCTCACGAACACGCTTTTGCTCAGGTGTCTCTTCTGGATTACGTTTCAATAATTCAGCAGCAACTCTTGCGTTGACTTCATTATCAAATGTTTTCCGTTTGTATGTATCCAATGCTTCAGTAACACGTTTGTCCATCATCGGCTGAATTAACGCTTTACCATCTGGTGTATCAAGATAAGCCTTAACCTTATCAGGAGTTATTGGTTCTTCTGGAACTAATCCCTTCAAATAAGTTTTAATAGTCTCATCATCACTGTTTGCTTCCAAAAAAGCTTTTACCTGTTCAAATGTAATAGTCTCATCATTCATATTATTTCTCCTTGTATCCTTCACAAAAATCCTGTAGTATTTTTAATCCTACTCAGATTTCGGAAGTCTTTTTTTCATTGGTCTTCCTCTAGATTTTCTTGTTTTTGAAGTATTTGATTCATTCTGTATAACAACTGGTACAGTAACCAAATCCTTATTTGTATTCTCAACAACAGAATCCTTTTCGCTAGGAACACTATGCAATGCTGCAAGTCTTCTTCGTCTAGCTTCAAGTTTTCTTTGTCTTGCTTTGTTCAATTAAAACCTCCTTTGCCTTTATACGAAAAAAGGCAGAAGACGCTATTCAACATCTCCCGCCTCTGGTTTTTCCAGCCAGCTTTATATCATTAACCATATATAGCACACATTTTATATTTTGTCAAGTACCTCCTATTGTATAGTTTTACTAAAATGTTCCGTGTCCACCGACTCCTTTCTTACATCAACTATAGTTCCATCACGAACAACAAATTTAATGGACACCTCTCCAAACTCCTTTTTCTGCAATTCAGTAGCAATCCAATTAAGATAACAAGAAAGTGAACTTCCTGTAGCAGTTTTATTATTCATTTGCCCGCCTTTTTCTTTCTTTTTTTTGCAGCCTGTGCCAATTTAGTCATTTTCTTGACACCATACTTCTTAATACCAACACTTGCTGCAACTGCTGCTGGATTTTCATATCCAGCTTCTCTAGCTTTCTTTTCAATAGCAGCAAATCGTTTGCCACTACCCAATTTAGGTTTTCTAGCCATTTTACGACCTCCTTCTATTTCTTTTTAGAAGTCTTTTTAGAAGATTTCTTTTTTGAACCTTTACAAGCCATCCTAACACCTCCGTTATTTTAGTCTTTTAGCTTCACTCAGAGCTATTGCTATTGCCTGTCTTCTGCTTTTAACTTTCTTACCAGAACTGGATTTTAATGTACCCATTTTATACTCATGCATTACTTTTTTAATTTTATTGGATTTCCGCTTTTTACTAACAGCCATTATTCACCTCC